GCTGTCCGACTCCCACCACAGCTGCCCCGCCGTAGGGCTACCGGGCGGCGTATCGGCGATCGCGGTGGCGGCACCACCACCGCTCGCCGTCGAGCTGATCGTCAGCGTATTTGCGGCGTCGTCATAGGTCAGCGTGACGTTGCTGCCGGCGACCAGGAACGAGCCGACGCGATCGTCCACGGCCTCGGAAAAATCCGTGATGTTGGCGGCGACATGGGTGTGGACCGTGGCCGCGTAGCGCGCGTCCGCGTCCGCGCGCGTCGGGATGCTGGTGCCGGCCGCAACCCCGATCGCGCGCTTGGCGAAGGTGTCGGCGCCGGTTTCCTCGACCAGTCCCGTCGTGGCGTCGAGCCCAGCGAGCGCTGTCAGCGTGCTGTCGAGCGGTTGCTTGTTGACTACGCCCGGAGCCGCCGCCACCCGCGCGTCGGTGTAGTAAAGGTTTGCGCCCTCGGCCAAGTTCGTAGTGGAGAACGGCGCGAGCGTGACCGTCGGCGTGAACGTGTTCGATGCGTCGTTGTAGGTCCAGGTGATGCCGGTGCCGTTCTGGACCAGCACCGCGACCCGATCGTCCACGCGCTCGTTGGTGAAGTAGAGATTGGTCGAGCCCTCCGGCACCGAGTCGGTTGAACCAGGTGACGGTGAAATTTCGACATAGGCCGAGCCCGACCAGCGATAGATTTTGCCGGTGTCCAACGCGACATAGATGATGCCGGTCGAACCGGTCGCCGGGAACGCGGCGAGGTTGGCGAACTCCTGCACATCGTCGACATAGCTTGGCAGCTGTGCGGCCGGCACCTTGGCGCCGGAGTCAAGCGACGCGTAGCCGTTGGCGATGCCCTTGTTGGTCTTGTCCTCCTTGGTGTTGAGCGCGGTTTGGGTTGCCGTCGAAACCGGCTTGTTCAGGTCGCTGGTGTTGTCGACGTTGCCGAGCCCGAGCGTCGTGCGCTGGGTAGTCGCGTCAGCGTCATCGATCAGCGCGCGGCCGGCGCTGGTGACCACGGCGGGATCGAACAGCCATGTCGCCCCACCGCTCGAAACGATGATGTCGCCCTTGTCGCCGTCAGTCAGGCCGATCGCAGTCGAGTTGATGGTCAGCGTGTTGGCCGCGTCGTTGTACGACAGCGCGATGTTGGTGCCGCCGACGATCAATCCGCCGACCCGGTCATCCACCGCCTCAGCAAAGTCGGTGATGTCGGTCGACGGATGGGTGTGCGGCGACGGCGGGAACGTCGACGGCTTGCCGCTGATGCTGGTCCACGGCGGCGTCGCGGCGAGCTGATTGCTGCCGTTGATGACGATGCTCGATCCGTCGATCGCCACCGCCTGCTGGTTGCTGCCGTTGACGTAGAGCGGCGCCACCATGGCGAGCGACATGCTGGTGCCGTCGCCACTGATCGCCAGTGGCGGGGTCGCGCCGGTCACCGTGCCGCCACCGCCTCCGCCCCCGCCACCAGCCTCAAGGGCAGCAACCCGCTGACCAACATCGAGCAAGGAAACATTGCCGGGTGTCCCGCTTGCACTCCAGTCACCAGTCGGCGTTACGCTGGCACTACCGCCAGCGACATGATCAATCGCATGCTCAATACCTTTAGTGTAGGTATCGCCATCACGGTAGGTCGGCCCAATCCGAGCATGCTTGGCGGCTTGAAACTGCGTCTGCCCATCCGTTTTGATGGTGGTCGCGCTCTTGGTGAGTTCGACGTAAACTTTGCTTTCTTCCTTGTGCAGGGTCTTCTGGCCGGTCGGCTTGCTGGTGCCTTGCTGGCCGCTGCCGTTGCTTGTGCCAGTGCCGCCGCCGTTGGTTGCCTTTGGCGTTGCAAGCTCCTCCGCAATTTCGAATGTCTCAATTTCGAATTCGACGCCGGAATGCGGTGAGCGGAACGTGCGGGCCAATTTGGGCTGGCCGCCCTGCTGGGTCTGCTGCTGGCCGTTCTGATTTTTGACCAGCTGCAAACGAATTTTCTTTTCAATGTTGCCGGTCAAAAACCAGCCAAGGTCGGTGTTGAGCAGCTGCTGGCCCCACTCCTTGAGGCCGAACATCGCGGTCGAGCCTTTGGCAGCGTCCTTGATCAGATTGAACAACCGGTGCCGGCGATCATCCATGATCGAGGCAATCGGGTGCGAGCGATTGCCCCCTATGAAGCTCATGAAGGCTTCGGGCCCCTTGCTGAGCTTGCCGTCCTGGCCCTTCTCGCCGTCGGCGGTCACCGACGTGAAACCGTAATTCTGCGGCGACTCGATCTTCTCGCGAGTCTCGTTGGCCATGAAGTTTGATTTGCTCTCCTGCATCAACTTGCTGTCGTCGACTTCGTGCACGACGGAACGGCTGCCGCCGGCCGAGTAGGCGCGGAACGAACTGTTGAGCGGAGTGGCGCGGTGCATCTTTAGTGCTCTGTCTTCGGTCTGATCGGTGGCTGCTCTGCGTCCGCGCCGCGTGGTCGGCCCGGCAGCGGGACATTGGTGGCGGTGTATTTCTGCGTGACCTTCAGCAGATCAGGCCGCACCAGCTTCAGCGTGGTCAGCGTGCCGGAGTTGCGATCCTGGGTAAACGTGGCTTCCTCGATCGCCAGCGGATAGTTCAGCAGCGCCATCGGCGAATAGACCTCGACCACGTCGCGGGTTTGCCACAGCGCGCCGTCGCTGCGCAGCCAACCCTGCACGGTGATATGGGCGGTGACCTCCCAGCCCTCATGCCACAGCCGCTCGTGCTGAGCGCGCTTCATCAGCTCTGCCGCGTTCCACACCGGCTGTTCTGACGGCACGATCAGATGGCTGTAGACCGGTGCGGTGCCGCCTTCGGGTGCGGTCTGGAATTGCTCGCTGGCGTCGGTAAACATTTTCTCGCCGCCGCCGTCGGAGGAGCCGCCAGCGGTCTGCGACGTCGACGAATACTTTTGGAACATCGGGTCATTGGTGATGATGCACTGGCATTTCAGAATGTTCTGGCCTTCGACCAGTTGATCGACGATCGGCGCCGTACGATCACCGATGACCAGAAAGTTGCCGAGATGATCGCTGCCCAGCACGATGCCGCGCGGGCGCGCGATGCGCTCGAGGAAATCCCAAGTGGTTTCTCCCGGATTGGCTTGGCATCGAACATAGGGCGTGTTGTCAGGACTGCCGATGGTTCGGACTTCGCAGCCGTAAGGCTTCAGCACGCTTTCGGCGATGGCCGTAAACGGCATCTTGTCGAAGCTATGCGTCTTGCTTTCCACACTCGATTTCGCGGCCCAGTAAGTGTTGCCGCGGCCGTCGAGCTGCACGCCGTGGTTCCTGGCATCGTAGGCAACTTGCCGCGTGGTGATGTAGCCGGTGACCGCCAGCTGGCCGCCAAGCAGGATCGTGCATTTATCGCCGGGCCGAAACCGCAGCGCCTGCCAGCGATTGGCGAACGGCTCACGCTCTGCGCACGTGAAACGAAACAGCGGATGGGATTCGGTTGCGCGGTGTTGCACCCACACTGTTTCCCAATCCCTGAATTCAAAGCCGCCGACGATCAGCGTTGCCACCTCACGCGGGTTAGGCACTTAGCGCCCTCCCGGTCGGCCGCATGAAGGCCGGATGCACGACGCTATTCTCGGCGCGCAGTTCGTCGGCGCGGCTGGCGTCGTAGTACAGCCGTTGTGCCATGGTGAGCGTCGGCGCCGGCTTGCCAAACCGAAAGCGCAGCATGCGTGGCAATGGCCGCGCGGTGTCGGTCAGATGGTCGATGATCGCGCCGTGCATCTTGACTAGGGCGCGGTAGGTTTCCTGGTCCATCTCGTTGGCGGCTTGTTCCTCGGCGCCATCGAAGCCGGCGGCCATCTCAAGCTTGATGCTGTCGACCTGGTCGCGACTGCTGAAATCCAAATCAGCGACAATGCGGCTCTCGCACGCTAGGCACAGCTGGATGATCGCGTCCTTGACCATCTTGGCGCCGACCAGATTCGGCGTTTCGGCCTCGGTGTTGTTGCGCACCACCGCAATCTGCGGATAGCTGGTGTTGCAGTCGCGCGCCAAATTGAAGCACGCCGCAAGTGGCGGACCGGCGACGTCCTTCTGCAACATCTCTTCCGCGCGCACGATCAGGTCATTGCATGCCGTGCGCAAATCGGAGCCCGGCCGGCCGCGGGTCGGTGCCGCCGACAACAGCATGCGCAGCGCGCGGATCATGATCGGCGCCGCTTCGATGGCGTGCTTGCGTTCCATTGGGGCTTAATTGATTTCGACTTCGGCTTCGTTGATTTCGACCGAGCCAATCGGCGCGTCCGGACTGGCGCCGGCAAAGCCTGGGATGTTCTCGTAGATGCCGCTCATGACATCGACGGCGCGATCCTCAAGCGATTGCGCAACGTCCTCGACGGTCTGTTCGGTGCTGCGCTCCGGCGCGAACGGCGACTTGCCTTGCTCGACAAATTGCATGTCGAATGCGCAGTAGCCGCCCAGCCGATCCTCTTCGGTCAGCCGATAGCCGCGGCAAACGACATCCATCGGCGGCAAGGTCGGCAGCTGCAGCACGCCGGAGCCTTCGCGCTCCAATTCGGCAAGCAGCAGATCGCGAGAGATGCGGTAATCGGTGTTGAACAATTCGTTGGCGTCGAACGGATAGCAGACGCAATAGCCGCGCACGGTGAACGCAAACGCAATGCGGCCCATGTCTTCGCTATAAGGCTCCTCACGCTTGGGGAATTCGTGCAGCACAATCCGGCGGCCGTTCTCCTTGGCGCCGACCTGAACGTGAAAATAGGCGTTGCGAAACGACGCCGGCATCAGATCATGGCGCCATTGATTGGCAACCAGCTTGTTGCCTTCGGCGTCGTACTTGTACGCAAGGTCGCTGATCTTGCTCATGTCAGAGATTCAATCCATCGCCGCTGATGTCGGTCGGCGGACCGGACGCGGCCGGCGCCATTTGCATCTGCCGGTTCATTTCGACTTCCTTGAACAAGCCGCCACCCTGGGCGTCGACACGCGTGCCCGGCGGCGCGTTGACGTCGACCTGGATTTTGCCGGTGCCCTCGACCCGCGCGTTGATTTCTCTTTTCATCATCGCGTCCATGTAAGAACGATCGGCCTGCTCGATGCCGAAGCGCTCACCGCCGGCCTTGAACGTCTGCGGTCCGCCGCCGAAACCGACCGAGCCCGACGCGTTGCCGGTCGCATAACCAGAGATGTTCGACCCGCCCATCACTTGGTCGACCATCGGTCCGTATTGGGTGCGGGTCGCGTCATCCAGGCCAGCAGCGGCGCGGGCGTGGGTGACCGCCGGGAAATAACCGCCTGATAGCGTCTGCTTGATGCTCATGCCGCGCGACGCCGCGCGGTTCAACGTGGTTTCCATAAACGCTTGTTGCGCTTCCGGACCTTGGTTGCCGACCTCGGCCTTGGTGTAGGCCATCAGGCGGTCGCGCACCGCCGGGTCCTTCAGCTCCTCGGCATACTGGGCGCGGGCCTCGGCAAGGCTTGCCGCCGACTTCGGACCAGCGCCGGCCACACCAGGAACGCTACCGCCAGCCACACCAGGAACGCTACTGCCCGGCAAAAATTCCTTCTCGGTGGCGCGCCGAATGTGCAGCGTACTCGGATCGCGCCACGTGGTCGCGACTTGATCCTTTTCGTTGCCGGCAATCATCTCCACACGGCCGGTCTTCGGATCGACCCGGCCGGTGAGCATGCCGACGTGCCGACCCTCTACACCGGTGCGAGGCGATGTACCGCGCACGACACCGACATCGCCGGCTTGCACCGCTTCGTCGCCCTTGACGCCACGCCCCCAGCTGGTGAATGAGCCGGCCGCCAGCGAGCCGGTGCCTTTGACGCCGGCCGCCGCCAGATTGGCGTTGACGAAGCCCGCGCACCACGCAGTGGTCTTCGGATTGACCTTGACGTTATTCCTGTCGAAAAATTCCTGCAGCTTGCCCTGGTCGCGGATTTCGTGCTCGCCGAGATGCGTCCGTGCCAGCGCCAGCGCGGCCTGCGGCCCAAGCTCGCCGCCAGTCTGATCGGCGCGCGGCGGCGCACCAACGCCAGGAGGCGCCGCACCAGGAGCTGCAGCCGGCGCGCCCTCGCCAGTCGGTGCGCCGCCGCCACCACCACCGCCGCCGCCACCACCAGGGGCGTACGACATCGGCGTTGCGCCGCCGCCGGGGGTGTACGACCCAGGCGTTGCGCCGCCGCCGGGGGTGTACGACCCAGGCGTTGCGCCGCCGCCCCAGCCTTGCGGTGTTGCGGTGCCAGCACCGCCGCCCCAACCTTGCGGCGTGGCCGTACCAGCGGGCGCCTCGGCCGCGGTGCCCGGTGGTGCGCCGGCCGCAGTGCCGGGTGGTGCACCAGCCGGAGCGCCACCGCTCCAGCCCTTTGGCGCTGCCGTCGGCGCGTAAGGTGTGCCGCCGGGCTGTGAGCCACTTTCGTAAGCGGCGGCCGCCGCCGGTCCGAGATTGCCCCCCTCATTGCCGAGCAAGTAATTCGCGAGCGCGACATCCGGCCGCTTACCGCCCAGCCATTTGTCGATTCGCTCCAGCAGACTCCAAAGCCACTTCAACTCTTCAATCGTGGTCTTGATGACGGCGCCGAAACCCTTGACCCAGCCGTCGCCGATCTTGGCAATTTCGCTGTTGATGTCTTTGAAGACCGGCAGCAGCTCCTCCTGCAGCGACGCCAATATCTCCTCGCCGGTGTCCTTGAGCTTGACCCACTCCTTGTTGAATTCTTTCGAGGCATCGATGCGTCGCTGCCACTTCACCGGATCGCCAGCGATCCGATCGAACACATCGCCGACATCAAGCGCTCGCAACGACAGCCCGACATTCGACAAGAACGCTTCAGCTTGCCGCGTGGCCTCGCCGCGATCGCCGCCGGGTCGTTGCATCTCGCGAGCGAAAATCGCCTGCGCTTCGCGGACCGCTGTGGTGATGGCGCGGCCGGCTTGGCCGCTGCGGATTTCCTGCTGTATCGCATTGATGACCGGGATGGCGCTGCCACCCGACTGCTGGAACATCCTGCGGAATTCGGGCGTGCCGGGGCGGGAAACCTCCGCCATCGTCCGCATGAAGTTGCCGACTTCCTGTTCGGCCTGCTCCGCCGTATAGCCGACGTGCTCCAGCTGTGATGCGAGGTTTTTGAATTGATCGGGCAACAGCGCCGCGCCGCGCGACTTGTCGCCCAGGTCAATCATCCGACGGCTGAACGCCGCCAGCGCAACATCAATGCCGATAAAGGCCGCGCCGAGTGCCAGCACACCGGTAGTGACGCCGCCGAACGACATCGCCATGCCGCCCAGCGCGCTGGCCACTGGCGTTGACGTGAACAAACCGGTCTGCAGGACCAGTTGGCCGATGCCCTTGCCAAGGCCTTCGAACCGTTGCTCCAACTCCCTCATTTCGCGCGCTGCCGTGCGCGAGGCAGCGCCCATTTGCGATACGCCACGCGTCGCTTGCGCCAGCTGCGTGGTGTTTTTCTGCGAAATGCCGCCGAGCCGCTCCAGCTCTGCGTTCAGTGCTTTCAGCCCGGCCGTTGCGTTGTCGGACAGGCTAACGACAAGTTTAAGTTCTTCGAACTCAGCCATCGTCGCTGCTACTCGTTTCCCGATCCATCAGACGCGCCAACTCGATCGTGCGCTCCAGGTGAATGCGCACCTCGCCCAGCGGCATGGCCAGGAACACTTCGGGGGATTGGTGATACCAGCGCGCCAGTCGGTAGCAGTCGAGAATGATATTGCTTTCGTCGCCTACCATGCCGCTGGATCGGGCAGAAAAAAACTGCGCAACCGATAAGCGCAGGAATTCCAATCGCGCGGGTCCATCCGCTCGAGCAGCGGCGACAGAATCCCGCTGAGTGCCCCCATGATCAGCGTCATCTTGCGCTCATCAATGAGCACTTCGCCGTACTGATCGATCCGCACTGGATTGCCATGGCGGTTGATGTCGCCGCCGGTTGGCTCGCGGAAAATCAGCTCGCGCACTTCCTCGCCGATATTGTTTTTGATTGGCCGATGCAGAAGCTTGACCTTGACCGGCCAAGTCTCCTGCGGCGGCTCTGGTGCGGCTGGTTCCTCGATTGGGCGCGCGTCGATTTGCTGCGGCACTGTCCGCGGCTTTTCTGGCGGCTCATCCGTGATGAAGCCTTCTCGTTTTTGCGGCTTGTTCATTGGCTACCTCAGAGCGCGAGTTCTTCGCACCAGATGCCCTCCCAGCGAACGCGGGCTTGGCCGTCGCGGGTGTTTGCTTCCAGTGCGGCTTTGCACGTCGCGCCGGCCAGCGTGTACTGCATGCCATTCGCGAGCTGTGCCACGACCGTGACATCGGTTTGCGCCTCGAGGTCCTCAAGGCTGACTTCCGGTGTCGTGGAGATGTCTCCCTCGATATACGGGACGCGCGGCAATTCCTGATAGCCGTGCACGCCGTCTTGTCCTGCGATCATCGTGCGCTCGACCGCGCTTGGCGACACTGTGAAGTTGCCGCGGAGCGGCCACTGAGTGCCGTCGACCATGATGTATGCGATGCCAGCAAACCGCTGAGCCATTGTCTTCTCCTGTTTTTGGGGATTAGGATTTCAGTGTGCTGCCGTGAGGCACCACAGGGACCGGTCGGGCCGAAAGATTCGTGTCACCCAAACCAGCTCTGCCCGGCCGGTCCCGCTTTTCATTTACGCCGTGAGCGGCAACCGTCCGGTCACGCCGAGGTTGGCACCGGCCGCGATTTCGGTGTCGATGCCGCGGTCGTACTGCAGACGGAATTGCGCCAGCACCGCGAAGATGCGGAGCTGGTTGATCAGGTCTGGCGGATAGAGCACGTTCAGCCGGTTCGGGTCGTTGGGATCACGCTCGACCAGCAAGTTCTTTTTGAAGTTGCGCGTGTCCTCGACAAGGCCGTTATATTCGTCCATCCGGTACTGGGCGATCAGTTCGGCCTTGGCGATGCCGGGCGTGACGATCGCCTGACCGGGACCGAACCGCGTGCCGTCGTTGGCCAGTTTGTGGCGCGGGAATTTCGACGTGATGGCTTGGCGCTGATTGCGCAGCACCTTGGCCAGCGTCGCCAGCGTGGTGACCAGCTCGTAGGCGTCATCCGGCTGCCCGTACAAGTTCAGCTGATATGTCGTCTGCTCTCGAGCGAGCATCGGCTGATTGTCCGAGCCGGCCTTTTGGATGGCGATGCCGCTGAGCGCCAGCGAATTCAATTCGATGAAATTGAAACGCTGGTCGAGCGGTGCGAGCTTGATCTGATTGAGCGACAGCGTCTGCAGCGGTCGCGCCGGATCATTGATCAAGGCCCGTTGTGCCTTCGCCGTGTAGGCCGCGGCCCACTCGAACGCTGGCGACGGGCTTGCCACCTCGAACCCGAGGATCGACATCACGCCGCTGTTGCGGGTCTGACCGAACGTGAGCAAGTCGCTGTAGAGCCCGCGCTTGGCCGAGAACACGTGGCCAAAATGCTGGCGCTGCCAGCCCCAGCGGCCGGTATCGCTGAAGCCGTATTCCTGCTCCCAGTCAAACAGCGAGGTCGAGTCGGTGAATGGCATTGCCACGTATTCGAACTCGTGTTCGCCCAGGTTGCTGATGGCGGTGTCGAACACCGGAACGCCGGTGCCGCCAGTCAGGAAGCCGGTGGCCGGGAGAGTGATCACCATGCCGGGCGGCAAGCGCTCGCCGCCGATGCTGCCGTAGTAGTTGAGGTCGACGCGGATTTCGTTACCGCCGACGCCCTTCCACGCAGCGGTCAGCGTCACCGCGTTGGTGGTCGCCGCGGCCGTCACCGGCAGCGACATGTTGCTGTTGATCGCTGCCGCAATGGCGGTGGCAACCTGGTCGGTAGTGTCGGTTGCGCCGACATTCACCGGCACGTGCTCGCCGCCGATGTAGAGATGCACGGTGCCGGCTTCGGTCTGCGCCGTCGTGATCGTGATGGTGCCGGAACCAGCCACAGCCGCGCCGGGTTCGGCGACGCCCAAGCCCCACACTTCATTTGCGAAGTTGTTGGCAAAAAACGCTTTGAACATGCGCGACAGTTCGGAGCCTTGGCCGAAATGTGCATCGGCTTGCGCCTGACTGCCGATCGCAATCGGCACGTCGGGCGTGGCATCGCCAGCGTCGATCATGGTGCCGACCAGTAGCGCCGGCAGCTTGATCACTGGCAGTCCCGCCTTCGATGGGTCTACTTCCACCCAATAAAGCGGGACCTTGATGTTGGCGGGAATCTGAGAAAACGAGATAGGCATGATTGTGTCTCCGCTGTTCGGATTGTTTCGGAATTACTCGCTGCGCGCCGGTGCCGGCTTGCGCGGTTGCTCGCGGGCTGGCTGCGGTTGGGCTTGCTCACGGACCACGCTGCCGTCGCGCAGGCGGCGCTTCGTGAAATTGTCGAGCGGCCATTCGACCGAGCCGCTTTCCGGGAATTTTGTGCCGTTGCTGGGATGCGTCAGCACTCTGCGAATGTCATCGGTCGCGGGCGTGACACGCACGCGCTCAACCTTCGGCATCCGATCGGCGATCAGCTTGCGCCGGGCGTCGAGCTGCTTTTTCCGCTCGCTAGGAGCGGTTGTTTGATCAGTCATTGTCCTTCTCCTTGCTGCGCGGGGGTAAATTCGTATTCACTGATGATGCGCTGCACGACATCAGCGGCAGGGACGGTGCCGTCCTTGGCAAGCGGCACGGTTTCGACGTGGATATGCAGCAAGTCATCGGTGATGACCGGCGCGAACTCTGAGCGGTAGGTGACCGATGCTTCGTACTGCAGCTCGCCGTAAGGCAGCTCGTTGTTGAGCCCGGCCGAACCCCACACGTGCTTGCGATTGCCGCGCACGACGGCTTCGAACCGCGTGTTATCCGGCGTGCCGCTGGCGGTGGCGGGATTCCAGGTGTCCAGCATGTTGGTGATGTACGGGTCGCGCCACAGGCCGTTCATGATCGCCCAAAACGCTTCGTCCAATTTCAGTTCGGCGGCGACGGCATCGTTGTTGTGGATGATGACCGAGAAGCCGAGCCGCAGCGTGTGCACGAATTTGATATGGCCGGCGTTGCCGTCGCCGTCGGGCGCCATGCCTTCGTCGACGATATAGACGCCGAGATAGGGAATGGTTTCGCGCATGATCTGCAGCATTTTGCTGCGGCGCGCCTTGAAGCCGGCAAAGAACGGCAGCGTCACCAACCGCGCGAAGAACACATCGCGCAAAACTTGCGAATAGCTTTGCGTGTCGGTGATGCCCATGTCACGGCTTCGCCGTCACCAGCTCGCGCAGCGTCAACGTGGTTTCGCCGCCGCCGTTGGTCGAGGCGCTGATGATTTCGTAGTCGCCCTTCGGCACGCCGTTGCAGTCGGCCGGAATGTTGACGTGATCGCCCTGCAGCGGCAGCACGGTGAATTCTTTTTCCAGGATGTCGAGAATTGTTTTCTGGTCGGACACGATCGAGCCGTCCAACGCCACGACGTCAAGTTCGGTCGTGTCGAAAATTCCGCGGCCGTTGTAGGTCGGCTGCCCCGGCTGGCTCACCAGCGGATTGAACACCACCGACACCGCGAACATGTCAAACTGAGGCTCGTACAGCAGCGTTGCAAAATTCACGCCCATGGCACGACCTTCTTGAGCATTTCGGACATTCGCTGTTGCAGCTTTTCGAACAGCTCTGGCCGCAGGATCGGCCGCATTGAATGCGGGCGGCCGGCGCCAACGTGCGGGCCTTCGGTCCGCGGTCGCACCAGCGTGCGGCTGCTGCGGCGCTTGCGCCGCTCCGTCGACAATCGCGAGCGTGGCCAAATCAGCGTGTAGCCGGCGTCATCGCCCTGCGGCACCAGATTGGCGTACTTGCGCCGCATATCGTCTTCCTGCCACGCGACGAACTCCTCGAACATTTTGCCGTTGAGGCCCTTCAGGCCTTCGACGTTTTCGGTCAGCGCCTGGACCTTCTCCCGCGCCTTGTCGGTGTCGACCTCGAACGTGAGCACGTCAGACCTCGAGCCGCGTGTAATGGGACAGCAGCGCGCTGACGGCGTTCATGGTCTGGTTGCCGCCGCCGCCCTGCGCCCGCAGCTGTTGCGCCGGATCAAAGAACATGACCCTGGCTTCCTTGTGCGATAGCGAGCGAATGCCGCTGGTCGCTTGCCGCTGCGCCGTGGCGCGGTCTTCGCGGATCAGCAAGAGCGTGGCTTGCTTGAGCGCCGGCGGCGCCTTATCGGGCAGCGTGACGCCGCCGGTGTAAGTGATTTCGATCGGCTCTGGCTGCGGGCCGAACAGCTCGATCTTGCCGCTGCGCTCCTCGATTTCGTAGGTCGCCGGGTCCATCAGCGTGCCGCGCGGGCACTCGACTTTTTCGATGTCGGTTTCCACGATCGGCCAGTGCGACAGAAACAATCGCCGGCTGCCGAGGCAGCGCCACGTTTCGCGCACGCGCTCCTTGGCGAAGACACGGTTGGTCAACTCCGACACGACGTCGGAATAGACCGTGATGCTTTGCTGCAGCTGCGCGTCCGACAGATTGTCGGTGATGCCCAGCGCCAGCTTGGCTTCCTGCAGCGTCAGCAAATCGAACTGAGTTGCTGGCGTGAGTATCTTGATAATTATGTCGGCCATGGATTACGCTTTTCACGGTCTTCGCGAGAGGACCACGGCACGGCGGCCACAGTGGCATTGACATCCAAGCGAGCGGTGCCGCCGTGCCACTTCGCTTCAGCGCGCTTCGCCCTGGAATTGTTCGAACAGCGCGCGCAGCTCGAGCGGCGGGCCGTCCTTGCCGTCGGACATCACCGGCGTCGCGACATACTTGGAGCGCTCGACCCGCCAGCCGACCACGACCACGGTGTCGCCGGGGTCGCCCTTCTCGCCGCGCAAGCCTTTCTCGCCACGATCGCCGGGCAGCCCTTTGTCGCCCTTGCGACCGGGTGACGTGAGCAGCTGCCAGCCATCCCCGGGGCATTCGCCGGGATCATCGCGCTTGGCGATGAAGCTGCCGTTGTTCAGCGCGACGATGTTCAGCCGCTTGTACTTCTCGCCCGGCTTGTAGGTGCCGAGCACTTCCGGCGACGCGCCGTCGCGGCCGGCGATCGACAGTGCGATCCAGTCCGAATGCGGCGGCTCCTGGCCGGTGTCCTTGGTGGCCTGGAAGCTGGCGCCGTTATGCATCACGACTTCTGCGCGATAGTGGACGGTGTCGGGCTTCCACGCCTTCACCACCGGCAGCAAGCCGATCGGGCCCACTTCACCTTTGTCGCCCTTCTCGCCGCGCAGGCCGGGCTGCCCAGGTTCGCCGCGTTGGCCAGTCGGGCCGGTGTCGCCCTTCAGCCCCGGCGTGCCGGGTAGCCCGCGCTCACCGGGTTCGCCGCGCTGGCCGCGCGGGCCCATCTCTCCGCGCTGACCCTGCGGGCCCATGGCGCCGATCGCGCCGTCCTTGCCGTCGAGGCCTTTGTCGCCGCGCTCGCCCTTCTGCCCAGGTTCGCCGCGCGCGCCGGGCGCGCCGGGCGCGCCGTCGGTTCCGGGATCGCCCTTTTCGCCATGGGCGCCGGGTTCACCGGGCAAGCCGCGCTCCCCAGGTTGACCGGCTTCGCCGGCCGGTCCCTGCGGCCCTGCGGCGCCCTGCGGGCCGGCTTCACCGGGTTGCCCAGCCTCACCCTGCGGCCCTGCCGGGCCCTGCGGTCCTGGCTCACCGGGCGCGCCTGCCGCCCCAGGTTCTCCCGGCGGGCCAGCCGGGCCCGCAACACCATCGGCGCCGGGCTGGCCCTTTTCTCCGGGTTGACCTTGCGGCCCCTGTTGACCCGGCGCCCCCGGTTCGCCCGGCGGGCCTGCTTGGCCGGCGGTGCCGGGCATGCCTGCTTCACCACGTTCGCCTTGCGGCCCCGGCGGTCCTGGTTCGCCGACACTGCCGGGTGCGCCATCGTTGCCGGGCTGGCCCTTCTCACCGCGTTGACCGCGCGGGCCGGGCTCGCCGTTGCGCAAGCTGGCCAGCCGTTCGGTGATCAGCGTGACCATGTCGCTGCGCAGCGTCGCCACTTCGGCGCGCAGATTGGCGATGATGGCGTCAGACTGCGATTGCATCAGCGCGCGATCGCGCTGCCACTGCTCGCGCTCGAGCGCCAGCGTTTCGGCCAGCACCTCATGCCAGAGGTCAGTTAAAACGCCGGCCGATTCTGGCGGCGGAAGCAATGACTCGTCGGGCTTCCCGTTTGATGTCGTCATGGGAAAATTCCTTGGCGGCGGGCTTGGCTTCTTGAGCGGGCGCGGGCTTGGCGCCATCAACCGGTGCCGGTTGCCCGGCTGCGGGCGGCGCCGCCCGCGGTGCTGGAGCGGCGGGGATTTCGGCGGCGGCGGACAACGGGACCACTTGCTGTTGCACGCGCGGCTCATCGCCGAACTTCACGCTGTCATAGCCTTCCTGATTGCGCGCTTCGTTCGGCGCAAAAATGCCGCCCTGCACGCCGCGCGCCAATGCCTCGACCCGATCCTTGAATGCCGAGCGCAGCAACGCCGCGGTGTCGAATTCAACGTACTCATCGGGCTGACCGGCCAACTGAAACAGCACGCCGATCGCCTCCTCAACATGATTCAGTGCAAAGCCCAAACCGTTGGCGATCCACCATTGCATCTGTGCTTCGGTCGAGCTGAGCGGTGTGCCGCCGAGCCCGAGAATTTGCAGCGGCACGCGAAACACCAGAGCGACGCGCTGGTCGCTGAGCTTGGCGATGTCGGCGATCATCGCGTCCTTCGGCGCAGTGCCCCACGGCTGCACCTTCAAGCCGTGTGTGAGAATCGGCGTGCCGCCCGAGCCCATGCCGCGCACTTGATCGTTCCAGCGATCGCGCAGCGATTGGGTCTGGTCCTTGTCGAGGTCGAGGTCGGTCGACAGCACCGCGGAGGGCCGCGCCTGGTTCAGGTAATATTGAATCTGCTGACGCTGCAGCGCGTCGCCGACTTCAAGATCAGAAAATGCCGCCTCGAGCGGTGACTGGCCGAGCAGCGGCCATGGCGAGCGCCGGTCGCACGCCAGCCGCACGTGCAAAACGTCACGCTGCGGCACGATCAGCGGCCCGGTGATCCGGCGTTGGATGACGCTGTTGCCGGCGAGGTGATAGAACACGTCGCCGGTTCTGGCGAGCTGCGGCGCCGACTGCCGCGAATCCATCAAGTGCAATTCGTCGACTTCGAAGCGGTCATTGCGCAGCGCCAAGCAATAGGCGTTGCCCTCAAGGAACAGCTGCCGCACTAGATTGAGCAGGAAATCGGAAATCGATTGGTAGTCGTTGGGATAGCGCAGGATACGCGCGAGCGCCGAATTGGTGACGCGATCGCGACCTTTCTTTTTGTTCATCCTCCAGTGATCGCCGGGGCACATGGCTATGGTTTGCGCGTACGCCGACACGCAAGCTTCGACGATGGCGGAGCGGCCGGCCCCGGTTTCCGGGTTGTAGCCGAGCTGCCACCAATTCCAATACTGGCCGACGTCGCTGGACAGCCAGCCGCCGGTGATCGGCAGCTGCCATGGCCCAGGACGGTATTCCCCCTCGGCCGCTTTCGCGACCAAGGGGGACAACATTCGGCGAATGAGTGACTTCGCGTTCATTCGCTTCGATGAGTCGTTGCCGCCGGCCGCGATGCCGGTTGCGCTGCACGGGTCTGGTAGTTCTGTCCCGGCCGCTTGGCCTCGATCTGACGCTGATCAAGTCCGACCGGATTGTTCGGATCGGGCCCGCTGCCGTCGTCTTCATGCTCCGTCACATGAACACCGACCCGCGCCAAATCATTCTCTTCCTGAGTCGGCGTCGGCTTGCCTTTGGCAACACGCTCTTGATCTTGGAGCGTCTTTTCGGCAGCCACTTTGCTGGCGGCCAACTGACTTTTCTGAGTTTCCGTTACGTCCATTTTCTGTCTCCTGTTTTTGTGATCGCTTAGCGAGGTGAAAGGCCCGCCGGATTTGGCGGGCCCTCCGGGCCTACCACGTGACGCTTTGAGTCCAGGCGACCACGCCAGTGCGACGCAGCGTCCAGTTCAGCGGCAGGATCAGCCGCAGCGCCATCGAGTCGGTCTGCCAGAGCGAACGCACGGGCGCGGCAACGGTTGCCGGTGTGCCGGGCGTCGAAATGGCCAGAGGCGCGGTGTCTTCCATGTGCAGCGTCGCTTGGTCCGAGATTTCGAACCGGGGCGCTTCACCGCCGACGGTGACGAAGTCCGCCGCGTCGACCACGATCACGGTGCCAAGCGGCACGGTGCCGGAATCGATGACGGTGTTCGTCAGCAATTGCCCGCGGCTGATTTCCTCCTTGAACGGGAAGGCACCCACACCAGGAGCTGCCGTCAGTGCGATCGACAGGACTTGCTGAGGATTCATCAACCAGACCATGTTGCGGACATGGCCTTGCGTGCCGGTGATCAGCGCGCCGCTGAGCTGCTTGAGGTCGCCCACCAGTGCGTTGAAGCCGCCGCCGGTCGTGGCGGTGAGAGCCGCAACGCCGTTGAGCAGGCCGGGCGGCCGGATCGCGGTCGCCGGATTGGCGTCGAGCAGCACGCTGTCGATCGCGGTCGCAGTGTCCTGCTGGATTGCATCGCGCAGCAAGCCTTCAATCGCCGGCACGCTGTGCTCGTCAATCTCGCGGGTCCACGTGGTGATGACCGCCATTTTTTTCGGCGTGAGCGTCGACGATGTGAAGGCGCCCTGCCGCACCGGGATGGGATTGCCTTCACCGACGAACGATCCGGCGATGGTCGGGGTGGCCGACCGCGTCGGGATGACGATCTTGCCGTTGCGGCCGAATGTCAGCGCCAAGCCGGCTTGCGCCAGCCTGGGATAGATCGCCTTGGCCTTCAGCGGCTCGAGGAATTCGGCGTTGACCTGTTGCACCAGTTCCTGGGCCCAGCCGCTGACGTTGGTCATGGCCGGAGCCGTGGCCGCCTTCTGGCTGAACTCGATGAACGCCTTGGTGGCTTCGTCTTCGCCGTAGATCGCACGCCGAACATCATCGATCGGCTTGTGCAGGCGATGCGAGAACAGCTGCACGACACCGTCGCGCACCAGGTAGTCGATCGCCTTCATTTTTTTCGGCGTGAAGTTGAACGGCCGAGCCGATCCAGCGCGCGCGACAACGAGATTGTTGTTGCCGCCGCCGTTGGTGACGCGGTGTTCAGCGCCGCCGTTGTTGCCGTCGGCATCGTCCTCGGATGTGAGGGCAAGCCGCTTCTCGGCCTCCTTGAGTGCCTCGAGGCCTTTTTCCTCTTGCGCGATTTTGCCGTTCAGTTCGCGCGTCACCTCGAGGTCGGCATCGCTGACATTGCTGTCATCGACTTTGCCGAGATGGTCCGTAAGCTTGTCGCGGAAGCCGACGATGCGGCCCTCCGCGTCTTTGATGCGTTGTGCGAGCGACATTTGTCTGCTCTTTCCGATACGAGATGTTTCGGCTTGCTCGCCAGGGACGCCTTGAGTCCTGCGGACCACGCTTCTGTTGCCTTGCTTGGCGAAGACGAGGTCGAGGGTCGCGGCGGAAATCTTCATCGACTTGGCCACCGCCAGCGCGTTCGGGTTTGCCGGAACGCTGACCAGCGAGGTTTCGACTAGCTCTTGCTTGGCGAAGGTTTCGCCCAGCACGACATCACCGGCGCCTTTGCGCGCCTGCGATTCCACGGGCCGGAAGCCGACCGATACGGCGCGCAGAATGTCGGCCTCGATCAGCTTGCGGATTTCATCAATGCGGTCGGAGGTGCCGGCTGGCGCCAGCTGCAGATGACCGCGCAGCGCGCCCTTGTCGATGCGCAGATTTTGCCACTTGCCGATCGGGAAATCGGCGCGATGGTTGAACAGCGCGATCGGATTTTTCTTGAAGTTGTCGAGCTGCCAGCCGGTCGACACGATGACGTCGCCCATGCGATCGGGCGTTTCGTCGGACAGCACGAATTCCATTCCCTGCACGGCGCCGGCATGGGTCTTGTGCAGCACCGCGGGCGCGCCCTTGTGCTTGCGCTGCTCCCAAATCAGCTTGCACGACTCGATGTCTTCGCCTTCGGCCGTGCAGTCGGCCATGAACTCCTCAAGGGTGTCGTAGTCCTCCGGATCGATCTGCTTGTTCTTGTCGTCGCGAAACATCTGCATGCAGGCGGCGACCGCCTGATCGTTTTCGCGCTTGCCGTTGCCCATCATTTCCGGGACGCAGCGCTTCATGAAATCGCTCTGGCTTTCGCCTTTGTGCGGCTTCATCGGCATGGCTTACCTCCTGCCCCGGTCATAGTGGCCGGTTCACCATTCCGGCCGTTATGACCGGAACCTATTGTTATCGTTGGGTTTTATTTTTTGCCGCTGGCTCTTGCCATTGCGGCCAGTTTGGCCTATGTATTGTCAGTAAGAACGGAGCAAAGAAATGAAGACCTTCGCCACCATGGAAACCATCGTTGTGCTTTTAAGTCCGATCGTCATCGCGATCATTTTCACCTGGGTCGCTGCGCTGGTCAGAGGCGAAGAGGAGTCGAAGTAATGAACCCGTACAAAGTTGATGACGTGCTGGCCTCAAGCTGGGGCTATGACCAGACCAACGTCGAGTTTTTCAAGGTCACCGCGGTGAAGGGCAGCATGATCGAAATGCGCCAGCTCAACGCCGTGACGGTCGAGAACAGCCCCGGCGCGATGAGCGGGAAAACTTGGCCGGTTGCGCCGTTCGAGTTTCACCCGGATTTCCCGGAGGTGTTCCGCAAGCGGCCGAGTGCCGACGGCGTGGTCAAGCTGGCGTCGTATCGCCGCTGCTATCGCTGGGACGGCAAGCCGAAGTCCTGCAGTTGGTATGGGTGACGCGATGAGTCCGACGCTGGTCGAAACCCTGGAGTTCGTGAAGGCCGCCCACGGCGGCCAGCTCGATCTTGCCGGCGCTCCCTACTGGGAGCACTTGGTCGCGGTCGCTGGCCGGCTCGACGGCAACACCGCGAAGACCGTGGCGCTGTTGCACGACGTGATCGAGGACACTTTCGTCACGCTAGAGGTGCTGCGCGAGCTTGGCTATTCCGAGCAGATTGTCGCCGCCGTCGGCTTGCTGAGCCGGCCCAAAGGCCGCGATTACCTCGACTGGATCACTGAGCTTGGCGCCAGCGGCAACACGCTCGCTATCAAGGTCAAGCTCGCCGACATCGCCGACCACTTTGCCAGACCGGCATCGCTGCCGGGCTCGCTACGCTGCCGCTACGTCGCGGCCTGGGAAATTCTGACTAAGGACAAATGGAATGCGTGACGAAATCCTGATCGAGGTTGCGCGGCTGCAGCGTGAGGCTGAGCAGCGCGTTGCCAACCGCGGCAAGCCAGCGACGCAATATGCGAACGCCGTTGTCCAAGTGCTGGCCGCGGCCGGCCATGGCCTGCTCGCGCAAAGTCTGTGCCGGGCTGACCTGTCGATGATCGATGCATCCGAGAAGGATGGTCAATCACCAGCACAATGCGCCGCGCGGATCATCGAAACAGAAGCCCTGTCGATCGCGCCCTCCGCGCGCGACGTGTTCGGTCTTCGCAATAGGAAGGCCGCATAAATGAGCCCGCGCGACATGAAAGCCTTGCAGCGCCAGCGGATCGCTGAGCTGACCGCGGCGCTGGCCGCGTCTGGCATCCGCTCGCTCGATCAGCAGGCGCGTGCGCTGGGCATTCCGCGCAGCACCGCCTGGACCATCCAACGCGCCGAGCACAAAGGCTCCGGCCTCACCGCCGGGATCGTCAACCGCATGCTGGGCGCCGATCTGCCGCCGGCCGCCCGCGCGATCCTGCTCCACTACATCGGCGAAAAAGCCGCCGGTGCCTACGGCCAGAAGCCCGCGCAGTGTCGCCGGTTTCGCGCCAAGCTATCCCAACCAAACCCAACCAACGGAGAGTGAAAAAATGAGAAAGCTACTGACTGCCGTCGCGCTGCTCGCGGCAATGATGCCGTCAGCACACGCTGGTGGTGACACCTACACCACCGCACGCGCCGGACATTGGGAGGCATTCCAGGGCACGTCCGACGGCGGACAATCCATGTGCGGCATGCTCACTGTCATCAATTTTAACAGCGGAGCCACTGGTGGGATGCATGTCAAATATTTTGCTGGCAACCAGCACACCACGATTCAGCTGATGAAAAGCACGTGGCGAATGCCCACCAATGCCGTCAACGTGCCAGTCGTCATCGGCGTTGATAAAGAGGTGTTGTGGGAAGCCGAAGCACTCGGCTACGCGGGGAAGCTGATGCCGATTGTCGAATTCTACATCAAGACCGACAAGTTCGCTGATTTTATCGAGCAGTTTGGTGCGGCAGCGAAGTTCTGGATCAGATTCAGCCAAGGCAGCGAGCAGCCTTGGGTGCTCGATATGACGGGCAGTCGAACAGTCTCCAAAGCTTTCACCAATTGCGTCGCCGCGACAATCCAAGGTGGCGGTGGCGGCGGGACATCACAGCCTTATGGCAAACCCGACGCAACACAGCCCTTCGGCAACCAACCTTCACAGCCGTTCGGCGCAGGCAAAGAGCGTGGGGCGTGATGGTCTGCTACTATGGATCGTCCAGGAAGATGAACATGACCACGCAAAACTACGGCACGTTCGAGGGTCACCCTTGCGTCTACGACGATCGTGAGGCCTGGGTGACGTTCGATCGCGGCGAAGGTTGGCGCCAGCTGAACCTCGCCGAAGTCACCCAGTTCGTTCGACCGATGTCGGAAGCCAACTTCCGCGCCAGCTATCCTCAGCTGCCTTCGATGCCCAAGGCGGCTTTCCAGGGCCGCGAATAATTGTCCAGCACGTGGCCGTAGAGCGCTTGCTGCTGCTTGTGCAGCTCCTGCCAGCGCTTTGCATCTTTCACCGGATCAAGCTTGCGCTGCTCGACGTAGAGGTCATGGCCGCCGCCGCCATCCGGTGACTTGGCGTGCGCCATGTCGGCGTCCATTACCAGCACCTCACCAATCAGCCCGCCCTTGAATCTGACCTGGATTGCGCGATCGGCGTAGTTGACGTCGGTGATGCGCCACGGCTCGACCGCCACCTCGAAATGCTTGCCGAGTTCGGTGGCGATCGCTTCGGCTTGCTCCGGTGTCCGGATCAGGAACGTGGCGCGCGCTAGATCGGTGACGCGCTCGACGCCGCCGCGATCGGCGACCTTTTGCTGGATGCGCGCGACGTCCTTTTTGACGCCGGGATTTTTGAACACCACGCCGTACTTTTTGGCGATCGCCTCACCGACCGGGCCCAGCTGCGCTTGCGCCACCGGCGCCGCGGCCATCGCGCCGGCAAGGTTGCCCTTGAACGGCGATGCCGAGTACCAGCGTTCCTTGGTCGAGGTGACCGCGGTGTTGACCGCCACGTCATCAAGCGCGCGATGCTGGGCGCGTGACGCGTCATCGTAGCTGCCGTAAGTGCGACCATCGCCCGGCTTGTAGCGCTTGGCGTTGGCCGGGTCGTAGATCATGAACACGACGTCTGGCCGGCCATCCTTGAATTTCTTGTAGGCGTCGTAATTCCAGCCGTCGGGCTTGTGTTCGTCGTTCCACGGGATGCGCGCCACCGCGCGGAAACCGCTCTTGCTGTAGAGCTGCGGCAGCACGGTATCGAAGGCGTCGAGGGTGCGGCCGCCGAGCTGCGTCGCCAGTCCGAGCGCTTCGTCGGCAAAGCCTTCGGCAGTCGAGGCCGGGTGCTTGAAGCACGACACGATGTCGTTGCCTTTGAGCGCAAATCCCGACTTGCCGTCGGCCGTCAGGAACAGGCTCATGCCCTTGTAGGCTTCGGCGTCGTAGACGTGCACCGATGAGCCGTATTTGGTGTCGGCGGCTTTGGCTTCGGTGATGGCGGCGTAGAACTTGTCGGCGCCTGCGGGCGCCAGCGCGTGGAATGTCTGCGGGGTGCGTTGGGCTTGCTTGGCGGCGGCGAGCTGCGCCGCCGACGGCGTGTAGACCGCGACTACATGCCCGCGCTTTTCAGCATCTCCAGGGCTTCCTCGAACGTAAGAGTCGGGTGGTCCTGCATGACCTCGCGCACCAGCTCCTGTTGCCGCGGCGTCAGGCTTCGAAGCTTGGCTTCCAGTTCCTTGTCCTCCACCGGCACCGCCACCTCCTACGAATTGCCCGCCATCCGGCGAACCGGCTGGCGCGCGCGGGTGCTCGTTTTCATCCCACGCAGCCTTGTTATATAGGCCAACATGACCGGCCTTGCCATTCGCCTTTTCTGGACGGGCGCCGTCGCCAACCAGGTAAACGATGCCACCTTGTTCGTCAGCGAACAGCACCTTGATCAGCGTCGCCTTCGCCGGCTCGACCGGCTGATGCTTGTCATCGATATAGGCGACGTGCGCCGGCCGGCCGTTGACCGTGGTGGTTTCGATCATGGCGGCATTTTCCAAACCTTGTCGACCGCGCGGTAAAGGTCGCGCCAGAGTTTGGCGTTGGCGGCAATCTCAGCCTGGGATGGTTTGTTGTCCTCGCCGCGCCAGGAGAGAATCCGTTCACCCATGTGATCCGGAAATTTGCCGCTCTCGTATTTGATCCGCGCCATCTCCGCGAGCGTTTCGTGAGCCGTCTGGACTTTGGTCGCGTTGTTGGCGCGCTGCTCGAGCCACCAATCGTAGCTGTAATTCGACACGCCATCGGCCGCAGCAAATTGCTCAGTGCTGGGCATATAAAAAGCAGTCTCGATCGCCTGATAGGCCGGATATTTTTCATCGTATGGCGGCTTCAGCCGGCCATCGGCGTACATCAGGTCATCAGTCGGCACAGCCAGCGCATTGACCGCATTCCATTCGAGCTTGTGGCGCTTCAACGCGTGCTGAAATTTGATGTGCTCAATCTCATGCGAAATCACGCCTTCGACGGTTTCCGGCGTGACGTGTCGACTGTAAATCGTGATCAGCGTGTCGCCCGGCCGCTGCGTGCCATATGACGTAACCTTGCTGGTATAGGCAACACCAGCCGCGCTGCGCGCGGTCCCGCCAAGTTCGAAGTTGTGCTCGCCATCACTGATTTCGATGCGGCCAGGATCAAAGTCGTGATACTTGGCGACGTTTTTGATCGCCGCCTGAATCTTTTCGTGGCTCATGCCGACGGCGGGCGCCGCCTCAGCTCCACCACCGCCGCCGGCATCGGTCCAGCGGCCGTGATCGTCGCGCGGATGTTCTGACTCGTCGTAGGCCTTGAGCAGCTGCTGGGCGATGGCGTGGGTTTTCTCATCCGCCTGCGGCGGCGACGGTCCTGGATCGGGAGCGCCGTCGGGGTGTGCTTCCTCCCAGGCGTCGCGCCACATGTTCAAGCAAGCGGCAATCGCAACATCCTGCTCCTTGCCAAAACCCATCAGCTTGGGAACGCATTCGTTCATCCAGTCGGTGTGGGCGTTGGTTTCTTTTTGGCTCCACGCCTTGGCCTTCGCCGGCTGCTTGCCGAACAATCGCGCGGCGCGCTCCGGCCCGAGCAATCTTGCCGCCACCGCCTGGCCGACCGCGGTCGCCGCGTCGGCGTCGCCGGCCTCGAGGATCGACTCGTGCAGCTCCGCGTCACGCCGCGGATTGGCTTGGAACAGCTCGCTCGCTTTGCTTGGCTTTGCCGATGTAGGCATTGAACCGCGCCATGGTTTCTTTGTCGGTCAGATCGATCGTGCCGTTCCAGTCGGTGCCGAGCAGCAATTCCTTGCCGCCCGGTGTATCGGCGATCGCCCAAATCGCTTTCGGATCGCTGCTGTCGATCAGATCGCGCAGCTCGTCGGCGTTTTCGATGTCGCTGTCGCTCTCGGTTTCCTCGACGTAACCGTTGTCATCGGCCCAGCGATACTTGTCGCGGTCCCGCATTGAATCCCAGTATTCGCTCTGTCGATCGGCGACGCCTTCGGCCACGTAATCCGGCGGGTCCATGTCGGGCGCGTCGGCCTCGGCCTTGGCATTGAACGCGTCGACCAGCTTGTCGGAAATCTCGGCGCGATCGTCATCGGTCAACGTCGGCGTGATGTTCTCCTTGACGTAAATGTCCGGATCATTCTGGCCGACCCGTGTCGAGCTGCGCGCCGGCTCATAGCTGACATCGGTGGCGTTGAGGATTTCATCGTTGCTGAGAGTCAGCGGCGGCCGATCAGCCGGCCGGCTTTCGCGCCACGCTTGCACCGCCGCAACCGCCCAGGCATCGCCCTTGTCGAAGTCCTCGGCCAGCTTCTTTTTCATGTCCTCGAGCGGCTGGTCGCTGTCGCGCCAGCTTTCGACTTCGCTGTCATAGAATTCGTCGTAGGTCGAGTCGCGCCAAGCGCGATAGATCGCATCCTGCTGATCGCTCGAGATTTCGTCCCAGCTCTCCGGCTTGTAGCCGCCACCGCCGCCGAGCTTGTCGGACAATTCCGACGATAGATCGCGCCACGAACCTTCGTCTGGCACGTAGCCGTATTTTGCCCAGGCATAACCGCCGACATCGATGTTGGCGTGCACCCTGACCTCGGTCAGTCCCAGCTCCTGATATTTGGCGACGTTGGCCGCCAACATTTTCTTGCCGACGTCCTTGCCGGTCTGGTCGGCGTTCAATTTGAAGTACGCGCTCTCCGCCTGGCCGCGCTCGAAATTGATTTCGCGACTGTAGGTGCCGATGGTGTTGCCGGCGGCATCGGTGATCTTGCCTTCGATCACCCATTCATCTTCGGGACCGAGTCCGATCGTCATCGTGCCGTCGAGCCCGCCCATGAACTCGCGGCGGAATTCCTCCGGCGGCTCCTTCACCCGCGTATTCCATTCCTGGAAAAGTCGCTGCTTTTTCTCCTCGCTGAGCCGGCTGCTGAGCTTCACCTTGTCTTTGAAGTCGTCATCTTTGACCGGCTTGCCCGGCTCCGGGATCGGCGGAAACTTGCCGGGGAATAGCTCGCCCTGCGGCGGCGGCTTGCCACCGCCACCGCCGCCTCCGGAGTCGGTCCATTTGCCGTCTTCGTCGCGCGGCTGGTTCGGATCGAACTTCTCGCGCAGCCGCGCCAGCGTGCGCTCCGCCAGTTCCCTGGCCACAAGCCATTCAACATAAAGGCCATTCTGGCCTGAATTTATTACACCGGCCATATTGACCTATCTGCCCGTTTGGCCTATATAGGAGGTGAACAGAGGAGAATCCGAAATGAAAAAGCCGCGCAAAGGATCGGTCTGGACGTTCAAGGCCTCCGGCTGGGACATCTGCGATCGCAAGTCCAACACTCCGGCCAATGGCACCAAGGTGCGGGTCTGCACGCCCTACGGCTGCCCGCCGATCGGCGCCATGGGCCACTGCTTTGTCGAGAGCCTTGAAGGCAAGTTCATCGGCCTAGTGGCAATCGCGTCGCTGGTGAAGCCATGATCCACCGCAAGCGCTACGTCATCGCCGTGCATTTCGCCAACGGCTCCGTCGACCGTGACACGTCGTTCCACACCTACACCGCGGCGATGGAATACGCCCGCGACGGCATCAGCTACAGCGGCGGCCGCGTGCGCCGCGTCGAGCTGGAGGAGGACCGCAACGGCGCCCGCGCGCTGTGGGATGCCTCCTGGGACGAAGTCAGCAAGGCCGCCGGCCTTTGCAATCGGCCATGACCGCCATCCGCATTCCCGACCGCATGGCTAAGCTGGAGCGCGACGCCCGCGGCTATCCGATTCCGGTGACCGTGCTGCGCGGCACCGATGGCCGGCCGCACTTCACCATCAACAACGAAGCGGCGCGCCAGCGGGTCATCGTGCAGGACCGCTGTCCGATCTGCGGCCAGCGGCTGTTGCGCGGCCGCTGGCTGGTCGGCGGACCGGGTTCGGCGTTCCACGCGCGCGGCGCCTATATCGACCCGCCGATGCATGACGAATGCGTGCATTACGCGCTGCAGGCCTGCCCGTATCTTGCGGCGCCGAGTTACAGCAGGCGGATCGACGATAAGACGCTGACCCCCGAGGCGCGCAAGGCCGCCGGCCTGCTATTCGACCAGACCATGGACCCGACCCGGCCGGAGCTGTTTGTCGCGGTGATGTTCATAGGCCAACCGCGCTGGATCAACGACTTCGTCGCCGGCATTCCCGTCGTGCGCCACCTCCAGCCGCGCAAGCCCTATCGCAAGGTCGAATATTGGCGCCATGGCCAGCAGCTCGATCCGGCCGAGGGCGCCAGACTGGCGGAACCCATGGTTAACGCCCTGGATCGGCTGAAACAGCACCGAAAATAATTACACCGGCCATCTTGACCGGTATGCCAAATTGGCCTATATACAGGGTGAAAGGAAGCCCTGCCATGACCGTTCGTTTTGCCTACTCCAGCCACAAGTCCCGTGCGGCCGCCGAGCGCGCCCTGGAGGACTATTTCGCAACCGGCGAAGTCGCCGAGTGCGAGCACCCCGAAATCAAAAGCCGCAAACGCGCCGACGGCGCGGTCCGGTATGCCGTCGAAATTGACGGCTGAACGAAAGGAACCCTGACCATGCTAACCAAGCTCGACATTGCTGCCATCCGCGCCGCTAACGACATCTGCGTCCATTTCGGCGCGCGCCATCCCGAGGGGCTGGTGCGATTGATCAAGCGCAAGCGGATCACGGAGCGCGACCCGTTCGCCGTCGACACGGAGCACGTGCTGCCGGCTGAGGTCGATTTCGAAAACTGGGAGCATCGCGAGCTAGCCAAGGCCGGCAAGGTCGAGTGTTTCGCGATGGCCGGCATCTACCACGACCAGCATACGCCCGTGTCTTCGGCGCTGAAGTCGCTGCGGGTCGGCGATGAACTCCGCTTTTCGTTCTATCCCGACGGCCATAGCAACGGCTACGTCGCCGCTGCCGGCTTGCACGCTGACGTGCTCTATCTCCACGTTCGGCGCAACGGCAAGACCGTCGCGCGCTGGGACATCGCCCATAGCATCTGCGCCGACAATTCGGCCCGCATGTGCCGCGGCGTTCCCTCCTCCAAGTCGTATTACGAGTCGGGCCGCGAAGCCCGCGCAACAGTGGGAGCTTGAAATGAAAGTCTCTACCGTAACCCTGCCCGCCGACTGGGCGTCAGCGCTGGTCAATGGCGACTTCTCCGGTCTTGAGGCGGCGGACGATGCCGCCTGCCGAAAGGCCATCGCGGGCCTCGCCAGCGACGGCATGACCGTGGTCGACGTGGTGCGCGATGCCGACGGCGAACCGCAAGAGCCGCGCTTTAGCTGGCTCTATGACATGTACGGCGGCACCACCCGCGGCGGTGACCTCCTCGATTTCGTCGTGCATTGGTGAGCGCCATGGCAAACATCGTCGAACAGTTCGGCCCGGCCTACAACCTGGACAGCCCGGCGTTGCGCAAGTATCGCGCGCTCGCGCGGCATGTCGGCAGCATCAGCAAAATGTTGCCGCAGCATCGGCGGGCTTACGCCGAAGCCGTCGAGGCCGCGATCCGCGCCAAGCGGCCGAGGAGCGAAACGCCGCTGCCGAAACCGAACTGCGCGAGCGGCACGTTCCACAACAATGCCGCCGACATCGAACGCGCGATCCGCGAGCAGAACCGGCGCCGGCAGAACGCCGCCGCCATGCGCGACCGCAGCAACCGCACGCCCGAGCAGTGGCGCGCCATGTACGCCGCGGCGATGGCCGAAAAGCGCCAAGCCGAGCAACGGAGGCAAGCAGCATGAACACGACCGACATTCGAACCGAGCGCGCGGGCGATCGCGTCTACGTCATGCGCGGCCGCGAAATTCTCGGATGGCTCGATCGCGAAATGCCGGCAGCGGTGAAGCGCCGCGGCTGGGCGGTGACGGAGCGGCACCGCTGGACCGGGCGCTACACCGTGCACCTCGCTGGCGAGGAATTCGGCACCGTCGATTCGATTCCAGAGGGGCTGATGGCCTTTGTTCGCTCAGAGGAGAAGCAAGCGGACTAGACCATCAGCCAGCCCTGGGAAAAATTGAACCGCGGCCGAGATGGTGGTCCCGGCCGCGGCCCGGCGTTGCGCCGGATTTCTCAGTGGGGGCTGGGGGCATTTCCGGCGCCCCGCCAACTTCGTTATTCGGACTGGCTCCGCATAAACAAGCCGACCCACAACATCGCCACGTAGGCGACGAAGCCGGCGACCGCACCGCGGATGCCGTAGGAGTGTCCGTACCACGCGACGCAGCCGATGCCGGCGAGCACGAGAAAAATATCAATTCTGCGTACTCGCCGGTAGACGTCGCGGTTTAGCCAGTCGTCGAGCCAAACCGGAATGTAGAGGCGCATGGCATCAAGCGAGAAGCTGCCGGCGCCTCCGGTTCAGCCAGACAAGGCCAAACGACATTGCTCCGATGATGCCGGGCAGACCGGCGCCAGCGATCGGGCCGGGCACTGCCGCGGCCTGGAATGCGAGGAAGCTTTCCGCGCCGTCGTTTGACGAGAAGTTGCCGGTCGTGCCGCAGACCGATGGTCCGAATGCGCCGCAGCCGAATGAGGCTCGCAGGCCTTCGAACACGTTGAATGCGCCGCCGTTGGCGGCGAGGATTGCGTCGTACTGGGCTTGCTGTGCGGCATCGAGTCGGATGTCGAACACGCTGTTGCCGTTGCCCTGCTGGGCCGCGAGCAGTGCCTCGCTGATGTCGACTGGCGAGTTGCCCGAGAATGACCCGAGCGCGGTGCCGGCCGAGTTGTAGAGCGTCAACGTCAACGTGTTGAAGCTCAGCGGACCGGAATTGCCGGTCTGGTTGGTGTCAAGACCGATGCCGACCTGGGCACCGGAGAGCCAGCCGAGCGCGCCGACGCTGTAGACCAGTGACTCGTTGGTGCCGGTGCGGGTGCCGCCGCCAGCTGCTCCACACGTGCCGTTGCTGGTGCACGTGGTCTGCGTCACGGTTGGCACGCCGCCGTAAAAGAACGTCGTGGTGCCGCCAGCGCCGGCAATGGTGCCGCCGCTTTCAAGTGGATCATTTTGCAGGGTCAACAGCCTGGGGGCGCTGCCGAATCCGGTGGCTCCGAGGTCACGAAACACCAAGTCGGACAAAACCAGGTCCGCCTTGGCAGGGCCGATGAACGCGGCCGATAGCAAGAGCAGTAACGCGAGTGCTCGCTTCATAGGAACAAGCCTCCTACACAGGCCGGCAGGATTGCCGAGCCTTTCCGAAAACGTGGTCAGAGCGCGCTTCCACCCGGCCCAACCAGCATTGCGATTTTCAGAATTCCTGCGCCATCTTGTGCTCTGGAGCGGGATGCTGAAGCGAGAACGATTCGTTTTTTGGACCTCCGAGTCAAGCCGCGATCGCACTATTATTTTTTGGACTGGGTTCCGTGCAGGCGGCATGCACGGACTGGCCTTCCGGCAGCCATAGCAAATAGGAACCGGGGCGGTTGCCGGTATGTAATTCGACACCCGTGCCGGCCAGCAGCCCGCGCAGCTTGCTGGCATACGTTTTCAGCGTGGTATCGGCGCAACGCGGGCCATCGGCGGCGCCCCATAGGGCGAATTGCAACGAAGCGGCATCGGCCGGCTTCGGCCAAGCTTGCGCGACGGTCTGCATAAATACCGCGACTTGCGGCTGCAATTTCCAATGCTGGCCGCGGTAGGCCATGCGGTTGCTGTTGATGTCGATCGCCAGCGTTTCGCGTCCGAGTTCGTTGCCGCAACATGGGCAAGCGGTGCTGACGTATTGATCCGGCAGCGGCGGCGGCTCCGGCGGCGCTGGCCGCGCGACCCGGCAAACGCCTTTGTGACCGACGTGCTTGTCCGGACAATGCCGGCAGCGCGGCGCCTTGTCGCCGTCGACCTCGAAACATTTGCGGTAGAGCTTTTGGATCAGCCAGCGCGGCATCGAGCAGTCGGCATGCTCGACCATGAATTCGTTCACCGGCTTGCCGGCAAGATAGGCGCGCGCAACGGCGACCTTCAGCTCGAGGCGCTCCACCGGCGAGAGATTGCCAAGCAGAGTCTCGGTCATTTTGCTGGCGGTGGTGGCGTTGGTTCGTCGGTCAGGTATTGAGCTGTTTCCTTGCAGACCCAGGCCGTGCCACTCCAGAGACATTCGGCTTTCGGCTGCGCCGGCAAGCTCGCGCCGGTGCCGCTGCCGGCAGGACCCGGCGGACCCTGCGGCCCTTCCGGACCTTGCGGCCCCATCGGACCAACTGGACCAACGGGCCCGACATCACCCTTCGCGCCAGCGACGCCTTGCGGACCGATCGGCCCGACAGAACCGGCGGGACCGGTCGCGCCGGTGTTGCCCTTGGGACCAACCGGGCCGGCGATGCCTTGCGGACCGGGATCACCTTCGGGACCGACAGGCCCAGCAGTTCCAGTGGGACCGGTTGGACCGGCCGGACCGGTGGCACCGCGAGCGCCGGTTGTGCCGGTCGGACCGGGCGGACCGGCGGGGCCTTGCGGACCGGGCGGGCCTTGCATGCCGGCGCCGAGATTTGCGGCATCGTACTGGATGCAAGTGTAGGGGGCACCTTGCTCGATCAGCGGCGCCAGCCGTTTGCATTCGGCTTCGGTGGCGATGCCGCCGAGCCCGAGCACCGCGTTGGCTTTGAGCGTGACAGTCAGCAGCCAGACGATCATGGCTTAGGCCTCCAGGCTTTCGGCTCGCGCAGCGACTCGATGTGCAGCGGCCGACACAAAACCCAAGTCTTCAGCTCACGGTCCCAGTAGGCCGGGACGCCGTTCGGAAAATTCAAATGCAAGTAGACTTCCGTGCCGTCACGCGGCGCGCTGTCGATCGGGCGCCAGTCGTTCATCGGTCGGGTCACACTGCGATCCCCTGAAATTTGTGGCGGCGGCACCTTGCGTGCGGGCTAGGCGCCGCCGCCCTCACCGAGGGGAAGCATCAATTTGCTGGTAAAGCAGGCTTGTCCGGCTTGAACCCCACCAGTCGACGCAGTTCGGTGAGTCTTTGGCGCGGCCCGCCAACGAAGGCCAATTCGAAACGGGCCGCGCTAGTGTTGCGACGTCATTTTTCTGACGGCGTTGGCACGCCCGGATGCTCCTCCGAAGGTACGATGGCAACTACCCAGCCGCTATTCGGCGACCACGCGGTTTTCACCTCCCAGTTTTCCAGCACCTCCGGCTTGTCGCCCGAACCTTCCGGCGGCAGCACGATCGGATGCGTGGGAACGCCCGGCGACGGCCAGATCGATGGCGGGATGTAGATCGGATGCGAAGGATGCCCCGGTATAGTCCCAGGCGGCAGATAGATCGGCGGAGTCGGCGTTGGTTGCGGACCAGGAAGGCCTTGGTCAGGGTAGAGCGGTGGGCCGCCCCAAATGCCTGGAGGCTTGCCGCCCGGTGCGATCGGATGCGTCGGAAAGCCTGGACCCTGAGATGGATAGGGAGGCTGACCACCCGGAGCGATGGGATGGGTAGGAAAGCCCGGACCCTGAGATGGATAGGGAGGCTGACCACCGGGTGCAATCGGATGCGAGGGACGCGGCTGCCATCCCGGCAGACCTTGGTCGGGATACAACGGCGGCCCGCCCCAAATGCCGGGCGGCGAGCCGCCGCCACTATCCTCGAGCAGAATGATATAGGCCAGACTTGCTCGTGCCATAACGCTATGTCCTTTCAGTTTAGGTGTGCCGGCCAGGATGGCCGACATCACCGCGGGTAAATGTCGTTGCAAGTTGTGAGGCGCCCTCAACGACCCCGACTGAAGGCGGTTTTAATTTTTCCTCAATCGCGATCGTTGTCAATCTCGATCAGGAGCGACGCTGCGGCGTTACTTCAATGTCGGCGCCGCCGCCCTGCTCGACCGCCACCGCGAATTCGCGGCGCTGCTCTTGCGGCTGCGGATTTTTGCTGGTGCCAGACCGAAACTTGATGAACTTGACCGCGCGTCCCATGGCCTGCGGCACAAACACTGCCGAGCCGCGCACCACGTTGATCGCGACTTCGTCGCCGTCGAAGCTGTAGACGTCGTTGAAGCCTTCGCCGTCGGTTGAGATTGCAAACGTCAGCACGCCGCCGCTCCAATCCGCCGGCATGGTGATGCGAACCATCTCGCCATTGCCGCAGTCGATTGCGTCCGACAGGCTTTCGCCGGCTTCGATCACCGGACCGGTGATGATTTGCAGCGACGACATGGGCGGCCTCCAGATTTTTGATTTATTCCGTTGGAATAAATTACCGAAAAAGCCCGGAGTGGCTTCGCTCCGGGATCGGAGCGCGGGGCACGGCAGAACCGCGCGCCTTGAAGTCTGACCTGGGTTTTGAAGCAACTTCAAAACCCCCCAACTCAGTGCATGAACGCCAACCAAGTGCCTTCGACGTGCTGCAGCGGCCAGCCTTGCGCGTGCAGCTGGTCGAGCGCGCGCGTCACCTCGACGCCGGGATTGGCGTAATCGTGCCAGACGATGACGCCGCCGGGCTTGAGCAGTGCGCGGGCCAGCCGGCTATCGGCCAGCACGCCGTATTCGCTATGGCAGCCATCGATGAACACTGCCTCGCAGCGCTCAAGGTCGTTTTCCAGCAATTCGGTGGCGCCGCCGGGACACTCGAGCAGATAGAAATTGTCGCGATCGCTGGCCTCGATCCCGGCGCGCGCCGGCACCTCATTGCGCTGGCAATGCAGCACCGGCCGAAACAACGTCGGCACGTCGATGCCAACGTAAGTCTCGATCGACGGCACGTTGTCGAGCACGCGACACGCGGTGCGGCCGACGTTGCAGCCAAACTCGATCATGGTGCACGGGTTGACCCGGCCGACCAGGTGCACGAGCACCGACGTTTCGCGCGCGTTCAAATACTGACTGAACGGGCCGGCGATCGGCGGCGCCTCGAGCTTGACGGTCGGCAGCATTTCAGAACAACAGCGCCAGCAGCGCTGTCGCGGTGCCGCCGATGACGGTTGCTTGCATCAGCAATTCCGTGGCGCTGCGGATCACCAGCGGCGGCGCCTGCCAGAAGTACGGATCATAACGGCGCGTCGATGCGCGCGGCTCAGTAAGGATCGCCACGCGGTGGCCTTTGCCAGTGTAGCAGCGCTCCCATTCGCGCTTGAGGCGCGCCACGTCGGCGGCGCTGAGAGCCTTCGGCGCCGTTAACACGGCGGCAAGATTGGCGGTGGTCATGCTCATGGTCAGTCGCAACCGTTGGCGATGCCGGTGTCGGCCATGCGCTCGACCTCGGCTTTGGTCAAGACCGAAACGTCCATGCCGCGGCTCAGCACCAGACAGCGCACGTCGTTGGGCAGCAGCGGCAGCATCATCTTGCGCAAATGATCGACTTGATCCGCCGCTAGAATTTCGTTGACCTTCAGCAGCACGATGTCGCCGGGCGCCAGCTGCAGCTTCGCGATTTCGACAGCTTTGATTTCTAGCTCACTCATGGGTTACGATCTGCGCAAGGTCGGTGTGGCCAAGCGATGCATGTCATCCACGGCGCTGTTGCCCTCCGACCCCAGGATACCGGCCGGGCCAATGGTCAGGTGACGCCCACATCCGGTGTGCCCGGCCGGTATCATCCGATCAGCGCGGAAATGTCGATCGCCTTCGTGAGCGTTAGGAGGAAACGACCATGCCATGTTTGATCTGCCGCTACTTCCGAGCAACCGAGCCGCCACAGCACAAGGCCGATCGTGAAGCTGGCCGATGTGAAGGGTTATGCGGCGACGACTGGGATCAATACACGTGGGTTCAGTACGTCAAAAATCACGGCAGGCTTGAAGGCTGGTGCTTTCGATTTCCCAAGGCCGAGCAAGTCGGACACAGCCATGTCTGCGGCGAAGTCACGGTGCCTGAGTATTTCTTGAACCACAGTTGGCAGGTCGAGCCGTTACAGCCCCGCGACAACCTGTTTGCATGGGCCAGCAAGGCTCTCGATGTTGTATTGCGGGGCAACCCGACCGACCAAAGCTACAGGCATCTCGAAGAACAGAACACCGAGCTACGGCGCCAGTTGAAACGGTCGCGGGAAATCTCGGCATCACGGCTCAAGCGGCTGCGGAAGCCCAAACCGGAAGCCGAGCCCGAGCAGCCAGCCGAGCCGTTCCGCCCGCGTCTGGTCGCGGCTGAGTGACCGACGTCAGCCAATGAGCGCCGAGATGTCGATCGCCTTCGCCTTCAGCGGCGCCACGCCGACGGCCATCGCAAGCGCAACCATGCCGTCGATCCGGCCGCTTGAGCGCTTCTTTGAAAGCTTGCGGTTCGAGCTGTCGTTGCCTTCCACGACCGCGTTGCTGGCGCACATGTTGAGCACGGGGTTATCCGGATGTTGGATTTGCCGCTCAAGGATCATCGACTCCAACTCGCGCAGCGCCGGTGACATGGACTGCGTGCCCTGACCGAACTCGACGAACGTGTCAGTGACAAGCTTTTCGCTCAGCCCGGCGTTGAGCAACCACGGTTTGAGATGTTTGAAATTCCAGCGATCGAACGCAATTTTTTTGACCTTGTATTTTTCAAACAATTCGTTGCGTAGGAAGTGCGCAACAAACTCGTAGTCCACCGACTTGCCCGGCGTCGTCAGCAGGAAGCCTTTGTTGGCCCAGGTGTCGTACGGCACGCGATCGGCTCGAGCCTTGTCGGCGAGGCCGACGCCCGGCAGCCAGAACGTCGGCTGGACGCGCCAGACCTTGTCGATCTTGCCGATGATCACCAGCGCGGTCAGGTCGGAAGTCTCCGACAAATCGAGGCCGGCATAAATTTCGCGGCCGCGCAGATCGACCGGCTCGCCGGCGCAAGCTTTCCAGAGTGCCGGCTTGACGAATGGATTGTTGGCCTCCACGCGTTGATTGAGAATCAGATTGCGGAATTCCGGTTCGCGCGCGGGCATGCGGCGTGCATCCTCGGCCATCGCCATGACCTCACGTGGGTTGAGAAAGTTGCCCAGCGCCGGGTTCGCCAGCCGCAGTGTCTCGAGCGCAAACGGATCGGCATCCATCGGGGCGGTGTAAAGCGAAACCACGGTCGAGGGATCGTCGCCGCGCAACGCGTCATCGATCAGGATCGAAAGCAAATCCGCGTCGGTGCGCGCTTGCGTGCTGATGATGATTGAGAGTGGATCGGACTGCGCGCCGGTCGCTGTCTCGAGCGCTTCGTACAGCGCGTAGCGCGGACCGCGGACTTGGCCCAGCTCATCGTGGATCGTGAAGCTTGGCGACAAGCCGAACGCGGTCGGCACCTCGGCACTCAGTGCGCGATAGACGCTGCCAACCTCCTCGCAGATCAGCTGCTTCGATCCTTCACGGATCACGGTCGCCGCCGACAATATCGGCGACATGCGCACAATTTTCGCTGCCAGCCGAAAGATCAGCGCCGCCTGGTCGCGGCTCTGAGCCGTGCTGAATAGTTGGCTGTTGATCCGCCGGCACGGGCCCAGCAAGTGCACCAGCATCAGCAGCGCGGCCAGCGCGGTTTTGCCATTCTTGCGGCCGAACGACAGGATCGCGCGCCTGGTCCCCGCGGGGTTGTCGTAGATTCTGATTATCTCGCGGCGCTGCCACGGCGCCAGAATCAGCGGCTGGCCAACTAGCGCGCCCTCCGGGACGAAGCACGCGGCTTCGATCCATTGGATTATCTCCGCGCCCAAGCTCCCACGGTTTTTGGTGTCGAGTGCCCTTCTTTTCGGCATCGGCTGCGGCTCTCGCGTCGTAGCGGCTTCGATGGGTCAGGCGCAGCTTCGACGCGACGTTCGCCATCGCGCTGGTCAGCCGGATTTTCATCGTGGTCAGCCGACCGAAGTCAGCCATGTGCGCGGGGATCGAAAGCGACCTCTGCCGAACCGCCTGCAACTCCTCGGTCACCTTCCGGGACAGGCACGTCAACGTGCACAACTCGGCAAGCAATTGATGTGTCTCGCGCGTAAACCAGCCCGAAGGCATGCGGTCGACAATGGCAGTCCATTCGGCGCGTTCGTCAGCCTCAAACCATTCCGGGGCGGGCGGGCGATCGCCAGGAAGTTCCGCAGTGTATGCTACAGGTTGCAGACCAAGTTCCTCGGGTTCCCCGGCACAACCCTTTGCAACCTGTCGTATGCCCTTTTTAGGCTTGTGCCGCATTTGCGCCTCATTGTTGGAACTTTGGAAGAAAAAACCCCAAACGACCCCCTTTGTGAAATGGAAATTTTGCAG